AGTCCAACTTCTTCAATTGTAACCTTGTTGTCACCAGATAATGCCTTTAGGATATCTTGCTGACGAGCCAGTAAAAGATTGTATTCTTGCGCTGCTTTTATCTTCAAATCATCTAATGCTTTTTGCTGCTTTGTAGTTTCTGCAAGGATAACTCTTCCACCCTTGAGAAGGTTCTGATAAATTGCTTCCATCTGGATAGCAGTCATCTCATCAGGATCTGTGAGTTTGATTCCTTGCTTATCTAACTTAGCATTGTTCTTCTTAATCGCTCCAAGAGTAACCTGCATTTTCTTTTCATCTGTAAGCATCTTTCTGTTAAAGAGTGCAAGTTTTGCTGCCCCTGCTCTTTCCATTGCCTGAATGCGAAGTTTCTTTGCCTCTGCTGCTGCAGCCTCTCGTTGATCTCTTAACTGTCTTGCTGCGTCTTCTTGATTTTTCTTATTTGTTGCATTAGCATCTTTAACTGCGTCTTCAATAGACTTAAACTGGCTAACAATAATATTCTGTTGCTCTTTTAAACGAGCAATTTCTTTTTCTCTTGCTTGTGCTGCAGTATCATAGGTTGCAGCAAGTCTTTTACCAGCATCAATTTCTTCTTGTATTTGCTGCTTTCTTGCAGAAGCCCTCTTTCTATCTGCTTGAGCCATTTTGCCTGCTGCCCACTCTACTGCTTTATAAATTAAGGTAAGTGCTGCAACTATTGCTGTGGCTACCAATAAAAACTTTGCAGCAGGAGACATTGCTATCCAGAATGCATTAGCAGCAAAAGCCATTTTCTTAAATATACCATCAACACCTTTGAGGCCTCTAAGATTTTTACCCAATGTAGCAACATTAACACCTAAAATATTAAAACTTGATGATGCTCCTGCTGCTGCTGTTGATGCTTGAGTTAATTCTGCTCTGAAGGTTTTTGTTGCACCCGTCATAAATATAAGGAATCCTCTTACTGCATTTGTTGCTGCTAACAGTTTTAAGTATCCAATAATAGAAAGAATTCCAGTACCAAGAATTGTAAGAGCAACATGAAACTTATCTACAAATTTACCAATTTCAATCATTGCTGCTGCTGCTCGTTCAATTGCAATTATTGAGCCATCAAAAGCCTTAACTAAATCATTTCCGTTTAATCTAATAAACTTTTCAAGTTCAGGAATCACATTCTCTGAAATTCTAGTAGCAAGTTTTTCTAACGCTGGAATTAAAGCATAGCCAACTCTATCTGCTGCTTGTGCAAACTGTAGTCTTAACTTTTCCATTCTTCCAGCAAGAGTATTTGCTGCTGCTGCAGCCTGTCCTTTTGTTGTTTTTGCTAAATCTTTTGTAATTGCGTTAAAGTCTTTTGACTTAAGAGCAGCCTTATCAAGAGGGATGCCTAACTTTGTTAACGCTGCAAAATTTCCATTATATGCTCGTGAAAGTGCCATTGAAACGGCACCCAAATCTTTGCCACTTGCTGCAGAAATATCAGTTGCTAATGCAAGAAGTTCCTGAGACTTAGACAGGTTTCCTGTGCCTGTTACCAATGTCTGCAAAGCAGGAATTAACTGTTCATTATCAATAGCAACCTGTAGTTCAAGGCTGTCTAAATATGCAGAGTTTGCTTTGATTGCTTCATCTGTAGCACCTGCAGTATTACGAAGAGCAACTGCCAATGCAGCCTGTTGCTTTTGATCTGCCATCGCTCCTTGGACTGCATCTACAGCAAGTTTGGTAGCAAACGCACCTGCTGCTATTGTTGCTACTCCAAATGACTTGGTTGCTCTTTTGCCAAAGTTATCAATATTTTGGCCAAGTCTTTTAATATCCTTGGCTGCTTCCTTAGATCCTTTATCAGAGTATTGAGAAACAATTCTGGCAATTACTGCACCTGTGGCCATTAGTTTTTCTCCTTATCTAAGTTTTGTTGTAATGTTCTTTTTGCTTGGTCTAAAGCATCAGAGATATTCTTTTCAACCTTATCTCTGCTTTTGTCTACTGCTTTCCAGATTAAACGGGAAGCATCTCCAACATTTCCTTCTAAATTCTTAATAAAGGTACCATTACCTCTAGTTCTTCTACCTGCTAATTCATAGATTACACCTTGAGCAGACTTGTTCTTAATTGCTCCAGCACTGGTAGTATAGTCTTTTCTTACTTTACCCTCAGCCTTTGAGGTGGATATGCCTGACTTGATGATGCTTTGATCCCAAGCAGGCCATCCTGCTCCATTGCGAGTACGAGGGTTACGAGCAGGCTGAGTAGCCCAACCACTTAATGGTGGCTTTGCTTCAACATATCCTTGTGCTTCTTTTTTAACAGAAGACAATTCTTTGTTAATGACTTTGGTAAATGCTTTAACTGCATCTTTATCAAAATCACCTAATGCTTTTAGCGTTTCCTTTAGACCAGTTAACACTATAGCATCTTGACTCATTGCCTGCTCGCTTCCTTTGATCGTTCTTTTAAGTAAATAGTGATTGCTTCAAGTACTCCGTCAGGAGCATCAAGCAAATCATTTGGAGATAACCCTGTCTCCACAGAAATCATTGCTACCGTATAGGTTAGGCTATTTCTGTGGATTCTGAATTTGGGTCGCTTGCCAACTCAACATTCTCTAATGTGTCTAAGAATGCTTCTCCAAAAGGCTTAACTACGATGCCTGCTTCTCTCAAGGCACCATGTGCCAAGAAGTAGACATGCTCTAGTTTTTGATCTTCTGTAAGTAGTTTAGCAAAGCCCTTGTTGAATTTTTGTTCAAATGCAACAATTGTTTTTGGTCTCAAAGGATATGTTCCTTCTACTCCATCTACTGTTTTTACTTTTATATATAGTCCGTCCATTTTTTGCCCCTTATCTAGGATGTTATTTTGTTTATGTCTCCATATATTGGCCATGAAACTCGTGCCGTTGATAGTTCACCAACGCCTCCGCTTAACGATGACCATTCTGAGATTACTACCTCAAACCTATATTCTGGATTTTGAGTACTTATAATAGCAGATGCGTTTGGTCTTATTATACAATAAGCAACCGTACCTACTAGTGGATATATTACTGTTTCAACTTCATTCGTTGCAAAATCTTGCTGAAAATCAAAACTTACTGTATTTTGAGCAAGACCTGCAAGTTGTCGCTTAGAAACATCGCCAATAACTGTAGTCTCAAAAAGGTCATGTGATGTAGATAATTGGACTGAAGTTATATGGTCACTTAGATCATATAGTGTTCCAGGCCCTGCACCTAGTTGTACTTTGACATTCGTTAAGACTATCTTGGCCATTTGTTATTAAACTGCCTTTGTAACTGCACCAGAGATTGGCCATGTAACAGATGCTGTTGCCAATTCGCCAACTGCTCCGTTTAGTGGTGTCCACTCTGAAATTACAGCGTTGAAACTGTATGAAGGATTTGTTGCATCTACTGATGCTGATGCAACTGGTTGAACAACACATGCTACTGTTGTACCTAGTAGTGGATAAATTGTTTGTTCTACTGATGCTGCAGCAAAGTCCTGGTGGAACTCAAAAGTTACTGAGTTATCAACAAGTCCTGCTGTGCGTGTTTTTGCTGCTAGTGGAACATTTCCTGATGCACCTGTTGTGCCTGCAAATGCAGTTGTCTCAAGAACATCATATGTGCTTCCAAGAGTTACTGATGCGATGTGATCTGAGAGGTTTACTCCTCCAATTGTCACTTCAACATTCGTTAATACTAATCTTGCCATGGTTATTTGTCTCCTTGTTCGTTATTTACTGAGTTAAAAACAGGAAAGTCTTCTTCCTGCTGTATTGCTGGTACTTCTTTTACTGCTGGTGTTACCCTTGCTGCATTTGTTGCATTTGCGGCTTTGATATGACCTGCTGCAAGAAGATGTTCAACACTTCCTCCTGCACTAAGTATATCATCTTTGGTAAGTTTCTCATCTTTTACCTTACCGCAAACTTTTGTGTTTGAGATTACTGTATATTCCATTGCTTTCTCCTTAGCCCCAGATTGTGAGGTTATAGCGATATGATAAGAAAGACTGCTCACCAGAAGTATATGTACCACTGTCTGCACTTATAACTCTGAGTGTATCAACAAGGCCACCTAACGATCTATCTGACTCTAAAGCAGTTTTGATTGAACCATTACCACTTCCAGCCAATAACAAATCAAGTTTGTCTTGTCCACTTCTTTCTGATATTCTTTGTACAATCACATAAACATCAACAGATGCTTGGTCTAAACCACGAGCATTATCAATATCAAATGTGAAATCTAATTGGCCAACTACGGCACATGGTGGCACAATAACATCTGGAATCAAATCATAGACTCTCAAGTTTGTTATTGTTTGTAGGTTGGCTTTTATTGCATCTCTTACTCCAGGAACATTGGTAATTGCCATTAGAATGCCAATCCAAAGTTTCTACGGTATGTCTTTAGAAGCATCTCAACATCTGGATCTAGACGAGAGTTCAAACGAACTGTTCCTAGTTCTACAGATCCTGCAATACCAAATGGAGATTGCTTTCTAACAAATAATCTTGATGCCTGAATCTTACAGGCTAATTCTACTTCGTAAGGTACTGCTTTGAAACCCCAGACTCCAGTTATTTTAACTGTCTGAGGAAAGAAGTAAGGAAAGACATATGTCTGAATTGCTAATAGTCTTGTTATTGGCATACCTACTTCTGGATTATTAACAGGCTCATACATAATGTCTGTGTCTAAATTCCAGACTTGTGTGAATGGTCCAGACTGATTTGCTCTTGATCTTACTTCTGTTGGTTCAATAAGGTCATCTATCTCTAGATACCACGGACTTAGAGGTGTGTAATATTTAGTTACAGGTGCTGCCAATGTACCTTCTTGATAGAAAGATCTCTGGCAATACTCGTCAATCATACGGCTTGCAGCAAGGATGGCTGCTTGGATATCATTATCATCCAGGCTGTCTTCAATCTGCAGTGCATTTCTCACATCTGCTAAAGTCGTATAGACATTATTAGGCTGTGAACTCTGTGCAAGCGTAGGTCTGCTCATTTATTCCTCTTCTCCAATTTAGGCAACATAGCCTTCTCCATCTTAGGAGTAGCACTTGCTGTCTCTTTTTTAATCTTAAAGATATTCTTAATCTTTTTCATAACTTCCTTTTTTTAAATGAAGGACGGACCCGTAAACGGGGCAGTCTTTAGGCCTGTCCTCCACCTTAGATTTCTCTAAGTATTACATAGAATTAACTATGTAAACTTTAGAATGTAGGTGCTACTAGACCAGTTCCTGTAATTTTAGAAACTGCTCCTGGATAACGACCAGCAGTAAATGCTGAGTATCCGTACACTACAGACTTAATTGTGAGTGAGCCTGCACCTGTTGCATCAAAGTTCAATGCGAATGGTGATCCTGCTTGCTCCCAAAGATGTAGTT